ATTTCGATTGTGACTTACCCAGCCGATGAATCGGCACGGGTTGATCTGTCTAGCGTCAAGAGCGTGCTGGATCAGGTCGAGTCCATCAAGGATTTTGAGGATTTTCTGCGTGAGGCAGGAGGTTTCTCAAAATCGCTGGCAACGGCTACGGCAAGCCGCGCCAAGCGACTTTTCTCTCAGAGTGAGTCTGAGAAATCAAAACTGCCTGACGAATTGCAGCGAATCATCGCTGCGAACCTCCAAAACTCTCGGACTCTTTAAAGGAAACTACCATGTCTGATATTTCTGAAATCAAAGCCCTTGCCGAAACTCAAGGCACATTGCTCGCCACCACCAAGGAACTGAAGTCCTGGATGGAAAAAGCCAACGGCGAAATCGCATCGAGCAAAAACGTCGAAGCTGAAACCAAAGCAGCTATGGAAAAACTGTCGGCCAAGGCTGGCGAGTTGACCGAAAAGTGCTTGGAACTTGAGCGCAAGATGACTGCTGGCGCTGAAAACGGCCAACAATCTGTTGATTCTGTCGGCTCGATGCTGGTCAAGTCCGATGCATTCCAGTCTATGGCCCAAGGCCGCAGCAAGTTTGCACGCATCGAACTCAAGACTGCCATCGTCAACGCCACAGGCCAAAACCAGCCTTTGGTCGCCGATATGCGCGTGCCTGGCATCATCGCCAATCCAAACCGCGTTTTGACCATTCGTGATGTTTTGCCTACTGGCCGCACATCGAGCAACCTGGTGCAGTTCACACGCGAAAACGTGTTCACCAACAGCGCCAATGCTCAATATTCCAGCCCAGCCCGTGAGAACGTGACCAAGCCAGAATCTGGCATCACATTCACATTGGCAAACGCACCCGTGGTGACCTTGGCCCACTTCATCCCCGTTTCGCGTCAAGTGCTGGACGATGCTCCTCAGTTGGAGAGCTATGTCAACAGCCGCCTGACCTACGGTCTGAAGCTGGAAGAGGAAGACCAATTGCTGAACGGTTCCGGCACATCCGGCAACATTTCCGGCATTTTGACATCGGGCAACTTCACTGCTTACAACCGCGCTGCAACAGGCGACACCCGTCTGGATACCATCCGCAAGGCGATCACACAGGCTGCATTGTCTGAATACACCGCCGACACAGTGGTTATCAACCCAGCCGATTGGGAGCGCATGGAGTTGACAAAGGCCAGCGATGGTCAATACATCATGGCTAACCCCATGGACATGGCTGGCCCCCGTATTTGGGGCAAGCGCGTGGTTGCTACCAACTCGATTGCTTCTGGCACATTCTTGGTCGGTGCAATGACCATGGGCGCTCAAATCTGGGATCGCATGGATGCTGCTGTTCAAATTTCTTACGAAGATGGCGACAACTTCAAGAAAAACATGGCAACCCTGTTGGCCGAAGAGCGTTTGGCACTGACCGTGTATCGCCCAGCCGCCTTCATCAAAGGCTCATTCGCCTAATTGACAAAAGAGACACCCATGCCCTATCCGCGACAAAACGAGCCTGAAAACGAGTTTGTGGCGAGGTGCATGGGTGACTCTGAGTCAGTCCGAGATTTCCCGAACGCGCAGCAAAGGATCGCCTTTTGCTACAGCGTTTGGGAATCTGAAAACGAACAACCATCCCGCGAAGAAGGTGAAAATGGAAAAAGTTGAAGTGATCGCTACGAGCCACTTCACAGACACTCGGATTGGCAGCGTGACGCGAAAGCAGCGACTGTTTGTCCCGGTGAATGTGGCCGAAGACCTGCACAGCATCGGCATGGTCGAATACCCAAACAACCAGGCAACAGCCAAAAGAAACTCACAGATCGGACTGCTGGCCGATGGTGGGGGCGTGTTGCCTGCATCATCGCCAGCGGCCCAAGCCTTACAACCGAAGATTGTGATGCGGTTTCCCGCACAGGATGGGCAACCATCGCCATCAATGACACATACAGGCGAGCAGGCTTTGCCGATGTCCTCTACGCCTGCGACAACCAATGGTGGCGAGTCCATGCAGAAAAAGCGCGGTCGGCCTTCAAAGGCGAGTTATGGACTCAAGATGAGCTTGCAGCAAGCAAATTCGGCATCAACCGCATAGGCTCAGAGAACGATCCTGGGCTTGGCAAATATGACATCATCCACCAGGGCGGCAATAGTGGTTATCAGGCCATCAATTTGGCTTACCTCTGGGGTGCTGACACCATCATTTTGCTCGGCATGGATTGCAGCAGAGCGCCTGATGGAAAAGATCACTGGTTTGGTCAGCATGGGCCAGAACTCACGCAGCACCAGCCCTATGAACTGTGGCAAGCCAAATTCCCGCGATTGGCGCAAGACCTCAAAGACGAAGGCGTGCGAGTTATCAATTGCAGCCGACAAACGGCGCTCACTTGTTTTGAGCGCATGAAACTGGAAAACGCAATTCATGAATTTGCCATTAAATAGCGTGCGAGGTCGAATCCGGCATCACATCGAGCGCCATGCCACCAGGCTGGGCGACGATGTGCTGGAGATCGGTTCACGACTGACCAACTCCGAAACATGGTGGATCAATAACCGCGATCTGGCAAAGGGGCAATGGACTGGCATCGACATGCAACCCGGCCCCGGTGTCGATCAGGTGGTGGACATTCACACACCGCCAGCAGAATGGACAGGGCGATTTTCTGGGGTGCTTTGCTCTGAGGTGCTGGAGCATGTTGCGCGGCCATGGATTGCCCTGCCAAAAATCCGCGAAATCATGCAGACTGGGGGGTGGCTGGTGGTGACAACCCTGACCAGTTTTCCAATTCATGGATTTCCAGACGATTACTATCGTTACACCCCAAGCGGCTTGAAGCTGTTGCTGGAGGATGCGGGTTTTAAGAATGTGACCACCGAGAATGCTGGTTACATCGAAATTCAATTGAACGATCACGGCGAGCCAGGTTTTTGCACTCGCCAATTGCCATTGCACGTTTTTGGAATTGCACAATGTTGACCCTTTTGACCACCACAGGCAGCAGGCCAAAGGCTTGGGAAATCTGCCAAAAACTCATGGCCCGACAGACCTACAAAGGACAAGTGCGCTGGATCGTGGTCGATGATGGCGAAAAAGAGCAAGAGATTGACTTCAAACCAACGCATGGCCTTTGGCACATGGAGATATACAGGCCCGAACCTTTGTGGCAGCCTGGGCAAAACACACAAGCACGCAACCTGCTGACAGGTTTGGCCGTGATAAAGAACGAAGAAAACCTGGTCATCATCGAGGATGACGATTTTTATGCCACCGATTGGCTGGAAACTGTCGAACAGCAGTTGCAAAAGGCAGAATTGGTTGGCGAATGCCATGCCCGGTACTACAATGTCAAAAAGAGAATGGGCCGCGAAATGGTCAATCTCACACATTCCAGCTTATGTTCAACGGCCATGCGGGGGCAGGCCATTGAGACATTCCGCAGCGTATGCAGGCCAGGAATCCAGTTTATCGATCACATTTTGTGGCAGGCGCATTCAAACAGGCACATTTTTGACGGTCACAGGGTGGTCGGCATCAAGGGTTTGCCAGGTCGCCAAGGCATCGGCATCGGCCATGATGAAAAATTCACTGGCGTGAGAGATAATGATGGAAAATTGCTGCTTGAGTGGGTTGGCCCCGATGCGGTCGGCTTTTACATTGAGGATCAGGTCAAATGGCGCAAACAGTCAGAAAAGTGAAGGCAATTGGCTCTGTCGCCACAGAGCCGATCACACTTGCAACGGCTAGGCTGCATTTGCGCCTGGACACCATCGGCTCACCACCAACACATCCAGACGATTCGCTGGTCACAGCACTGATCTCGGTGGCGCGTGAGTCTGTGGAAAACTTCACCGAACTGACAGTGGCGGTCAATGATTTCCAAATGAAGCTGGATGCTTTCCCGACTGCTGAAATCAACCTCGGCACATGGCCTGTCAATAGCATCACCAGTGTGACCTATGTGGACGCAAACGGCGCAACACAGACGATCAACTCAGCCGATTATGTCCTGGACACATTCAGCAAGCCTGCCCAGATCGTGCCAGCATTTGGCAAAACATGGCCCATGGTGCGCAACCAGCCCAATGCGGTCACAGTGACATTTGAGGCAGGCTATACAGGCGACACAAGCCCTGTCAACAACGAGATGCCCAAGGCGCTCAAGCAGGCCATGCTGCTGACGATCACCGACCTGTATGAAAACAGGGGCGCGATCACCACAAAGCAGAATTACGAAATCCCCGTGGCCGCGCAGTATTTGATGATCCCCTATCGCATCAACATGGGGACATGACATGGACAAGATCGGGCGCTTAGATAAGCGAGTGACCATCCAGCGTCGATCAGCAACGCTGGACAGCTACGGCCAAGAACTTGATGCATGGACAACCATCGCCCAGGTTTGGGCGCAGGTCAAGCCATTGGGCGGCAAAGAGCGCATGCGCAATGCAGCCATGGTGGTCGAATCGATCCTGACGCACACAGTCACAGTCCGATACAGCGCAACGCTGATGCCTCCACTTGAGGCCGATGCGTGGCGCATTCAGTATGGCACGCGAATCCTGAATATCACCAGCAGCCGCGATGTGGACGAGGATCGCAGGTTCATCGAGTTTGACTGCACCGAGGGCAGCATCAATGGCCAATGAATCATTCCAGGTTCAGGGTTTGAAAGAACTGCACGCCATGCTGCAAGAGTTGCCCGTGCGCATCGAGCGCAACATCATGCGCGGTGCGATTCGCGCTGGTGCAAACGTGTTTCGAGATGCAGCGCGGCAAGCAGCCCCGGTGGATGATGGCACGCTAAAACGCAGCATCAAGACCGCATCCAGCAAGGTCACCAAAGGCAAAGTGACAGTTAATGTCGGCACTGATCTTTACTATGCCAGGATGGTTGAATTTGGCACGGCCAGTTTTTACACAGGCAAGGGCCGATCTGTAGGCAAGCCCTACAAAATCCCGAAAACCTCAAAAACTGGCAAGATCAGCAAGCGCACGAAAAGGGCGATTAAATTCGGCAACATTATTCGCAACAATGCAGTGCACCCTGGTATCAGGCCAAAGCCATTCATGCGGCCAGCCTTTGACAGCGCCAGCGATGGGGCGGTGGCAAAGTTTGCCGAATATGTCGCGGCACGGCTCGATAAGGAAATTGGAAAGCTATGAATCCAGAACTGATCGTGGCCGCAATGCTTAACACCACAGCGATCAATGCGCTGGTGGGAAATCGTCGCGCCATGGCCCAATTGCCTCAAAACTCGGCATTTCCGGCCATTGTTTACACAATTGTCGATTCCAGCGCCCAGCCCAACCTAAATTATTCTGGTGGAAGACAGATGGCTCGGGCTAGAATCCAGATCAACCCCATTGCCAAGTCAATTGGCGATGTAAAAACGATTCTGGACGCAGTACGAGCAGCCATGGACTTCAAATTGCAACAGGTCTATGCAACCAAGACGGTTATCAGCAGCCGCCTTGAATTGCTTGGCCCGATTGAAAAAGATGATGATCTGGGTGTTTGGACTCAGCCTGTTGATTACATGCTGATGTGGTACGAATGACCACCAGCAAAACGGTTTCGTGCGAAAGCATGGAAAAAAATGCCAGCATCCCTGCTGGCCCTCTCTTTTGACCTGAAAGGAAACTGAAATGCCAGTCCGCACCTCAGCAGGGACGACACTACGAGTGACATCCTCTGCACCCGCTACATTCAACAGCAGCGGTTATAACACCCTCTTCACAGCATCCCCAGTGCCAGCACTTGTGGGCGAAATCACCGATCTGGGTGAGTTTGGCCGCGAATTCGCTCTGGTAACCCACAACCCTGTTGGCACTCGCGGCACACAGAAGTTCAAGGGTTCCTTCAACGAAGGCACTATGTCCCTGTCTTTGGGCCTGGACACCGATGACGCTGGTCAGATCATCATGAAGGCCGCAAGCCTGAGCGATAACGACTACAGCTTCATGGTGACCACTCAGAACGGTGACCGATATTTCTTCCAAGCCAAAGTGATGTCTTTCAAAGTTGGCGTCGGCTCTGTTGATTCGATCACCACAGCCACCGCCACTTTGGAAATCAGCACCAACTCTGCTGGTGTTGGCATCGTTGAATCGATGGCTGCTTAATCGCCAGTAATGGCAAAACGCGCACCGACTGGGGACAGTTCTCGCCTTTCGCGGGGTGAGGCTGTTCCCAGCACGGGCAATTTTTCAACCCGCGAAAGGTTACCCATGTTTGATATTTCAGCCCTGGCAGTGAAAGAGACTGCGATTGTTCACCTCGAAGCTGTCGATGGTGAGGCTTTGCTCGATGCCGATGGCAAACAGTTGAGCATTACTGTTTATGGCCCAGGCTCTAAGGCATTCCAAAAAGCCACAGCCGTGCGAAATCGTGCGATTCTTGAGTACGTCAAAAAGGGCGGCAAAAAGATGAAAGACAACGAGCAGCGCGAATTGGATTCAGATTTTCTGGCCTCTTGCACTGTGTCTTTCAACGGTTTCACATACAAAGACTTCACTGGCGTGGAAATGTTCCGCGAGGCGTACAGCGATCCATCGATTGGCTTTATCACCGAACAAGTCAATAAGGCGATCAGTGACTGGGCAAATTTTACGCCTCAGTCTGCGAAGACCTGATTCTCTATGCGAGGCAGTTGGCATGGTTTAACGCCATGCCAGTTGCGCCCGACAAGGGCAAATCTGTGGCTTCAGCAGACGCAAAGCCTGAGCAGTTGACCAGGGCGCAGAAAATTGAGCGCAATGGTGGATTTCCGCGATTTCCGAGTGTCGGTGATGCTGAGTATGTGATAACCTATTGGCACGATCTTGGCGTGATTGAAGCAGGGGCAATGGGGCCGATCCCATTGTCATCAAAGGAAATTCTGAGTTGGCAAGAATGCACTGGGGTTGATCTTCAGGCTTGGGAATTTAGGGTGCTGCGCGAGATGTCTCGCATGTATCTGATCCAGGCCGAGGAAAGCAAAAAACCAGAATGCCCACCGCCTTATGGCGACCCGGTGAATGAATTTGACCGAGGCGTGGTGAGCAAGAAGGTTTCCAACGCATTCAAGTCACTCTTACAGGCGAAAAGGTAAAACCATGGCGACACCAGTTGGACAACTAACCATCGAAATGGCGGCCAACATTGTCCGACTGCAAAAGGACATGGACGCAGCCCGAAAGACAGTCGATGGGGCGATGGCTAGCATTGGCAAGTCTGTCGAAAACGCGATGCGCACGGTTGGCGCATTGTTCGCTGGTGTCTCCATTGGTTCATTTGCAGGCAAGCTGGTGGCTGTCGAGCGCGAGTTCGGCACGCTAAATGCCAGCCTGGTGACCGTCACAGGGTCGGCAATGGCAGCAGACAAAGCCTTTGCTTTGCTGACCAACTTTGCGGCCACCACCCCATTTTCATTGCAAGAGGTCACAGCGGCTTTCATCAAGATGAAGGCGATGGGCCTGGATGCCTCTGAAGGCGCTTTGCGCAGCTACGGCAACACGGCCAGCGCCATGGGCAAATCGCTCAATCAAATGATCGAGGCTGTGGCCGATGCAGCCACAGGCGAATTCGAGCGCCTCAAAGAATTCGGCATTCGCGCAAAATCCGAGGGTGATCGAGTCACACTCACATTCCGAGGTGTCAGCACCAACATCGGCAAGAATGCAGCCGAGATCGAAGCATATTTGCGGCGCATTGGTGATGTGGACTTTGCTGGCGCAATGGATGCCAGGGCCAAGACTCTTGATGGTGCGATCAGCAACCTGGGCGATTCTTGGGATTCACTGTTTCGCACGATTAACAGTGAATTGACAGGGCCGCTGTTGATGACAGCAGTGCAAGGCGCACAAACTGCGGTTGTTGGTTTTGGCAATGTGGTTAAAAACCTGACCGAGTTTATCGATCAGAACAAAGTCGCTTTGATGGCATTTGCGGCGCTCTTGGCTGGCCCTGCCATTGTCTCTGGCATTGGTGCAGCGACGGCAGCATTTGTCGCCATGAGAGCAGCCGTGGTGGGTCTGACATTGGCATTTGCATCAAATCCCATTGCCTTGGCGATTCTGGCGATCACAGCGGCTGCTGTTCCAGCGATTGATGGCATCCAGCGTTATATGAATGCCAACAAAGCACTGGAAAAAGAGCAGGCAGGTTTGAATCAGACACAGGCCGAAACCGAGCGCCTTTTGCGCCAGGCCGAGCCTGTCAAGGCCAAGGCTGCGGTCAGTACTAGGGTAATAACCGAGGCAGAAAAAGAACGCGCCAAGGAATTGAAAAAACAGGAAGATGCTTACACCAAGCTGCTGAATGACATCGAGGACAAAACAGGCGCAATGCTGCTGGAGCAGCAGCAGACCGAGAAACTGACTGACAGCCAAAAACTTGCATTGAAGGTCATGCAAGACATTCAGTCGGGCACGCTGAAACTGAACGATGCGCAAAAGATCAAGATCACGCAAAGCCTGGAAGACTTGCTGAATACTGAGCGCCTGAATGCCGAGATGAAAGACTTGGCAAAGACCCAGCAAGCGGCCATCGCTTTGTCGGACAAGCTGAACGAAGAGCAATACAAAAACACAGAATCACTGCGTGCCAATGTCGTTTCGTTGATTGAACAAAACGATGAATTGCGTTTGGGCAAAGATGCTGTGATTGCGCGTCAAGTCGCTGTCATGCGCTCGACTGCCACCGACTTGGAGTTTGCAGCCGCCACCTATGAGGGCAACGAGCAGTTGATGGAGCAGGCCCGTCTGTTGCGCCAGCAGGCCGATCTGGTTGAAGATAACGCCATGTTGACTGCGGCCAAGGAAACCACCAAAGAGTGGGAAAAAACATCCGACACCATTGGCGACAGCCTGACCGATGCCCTGATGCGCGGCTTTGAGTCCGGCAAAGGCTTTGGGCAAAACCTTATTGACACCCTCAAAAACATGTTCAGCACATTGATTTTGAGACCGATCATTGAGCCAATTGCCAAAGGCGCATCTAATGTCATCTTGAGTTTGATGGGCATGGGCGCATCCGGCGCTGCATCGGCTGGCGGTCTTTCATCGGCCATCACTTTGGGCGGTGTTGGCCTGAGCGCTATCGGGCAAAGCATTGCCACAGGATTCATGACCACCATTGGCGGTGGCAGCGTTACAGCAGCCGCAAGCGCATACAGCGCAGCAGGCATGGGCGGCGTATCGGCTGGTCTGACAGCAGGTCAAATGGCCGCAACTGCCATGCCCTATGTGGCCGCAGCACTGGTGGCTGCCAACGCATTGGGCCTGATGCGCTCAAACCGAACAGTCGGCGGGGGTGTTACAGGCACACTCGGCGGCACTTTGCAAGAGTATGACCTGAATCGTCGCGGCGGTTCTCTGTTCTCTGGCCCTGATTACAGCATTGCAAATATGCGGGTCACAGAAACCACTGAGGGCATCAATGCAGCATTCACGGCCATGAGGGACAAGAGCCTCGCTGCTGCACATGCATTGGGTTCGTATAACACTGGCCTTGAGACATTCACCTACACCCTGTCGGAAAGACTGCACCCCGATCTGAATGAACTGGGCTTGGTGCTGGATGGCCTGACCGCTGATGAAAAGCAAGAAAGAATCCAAGGTGTTTTGAGGGCCGCTGAAGAAGCGATGGCCGCGATCATCGTCGGATCAACAGGTTTGCAATTGGCAGGTGAAACAGCGGTCGAGGCACTCAATCGATTGATGAGCATTCAGACCGCCAGCGATATGCTGAACCAGTTTGGCGGCGCTTTCAGTGCATTTGCCACATCATCGATTGCAGCACGCCAAAACATCATCGAATTGGCTGGTGGCCTCGATCAACTGGTGCAAAAGACCCAGGGCTTTATCGCCAACTTCTACACCCGCGAAGAGCAGGCAGGCATCACAGCCCGAGGCGTGGTGCAGGCTCTGGAGGCCGCAGGATTCACAGCCGCGCAGATCGCATCACTCGAAACCCGTGCAGATTTCCGCACATTGCTGGAAAGCATTGATGTCAGCACCGAGATCGGACAGCAGCAGTTTGTGGCCTTGCTGGACTTGCAAGCGCAATATGCCAACACCTCGGTGTTGATGGAAGAACAGGGCAAGACCTTGCTGGCGATTGCCGATGCTGCACCTCAGATCGAGATGCTGCAAAGAATGCTGG